CTTAGTTGCTATTCCAAATCCAGCTATTTCTAATCCATCTACAATAAATTTTATTTTCATTATTCTTTGACCTCACAGTCTAGTATTAATGATACACCTTTAAAAAACCCAAGTCCAGTAGTATTTTGTTTATTTTGAAACCTACCAGGTCCAAATTTCCAATAAAGAACTTGATTCTTTAAAGTTTTGTTTTCTTTTAAAACTTCTTTTACTTTCCCAAGCATTGTATCTCTTGCCTGACTACCACCAACATTTTCTAAATTAAAATCATACATCCAGATAACAATTGATAAAGATGTTAGATAAGGTTTAGCTCCACCAATAGTTTCTGTATCTTCTAATGTTTCATGTTCCTCTAAAAAGATTTGTATTTGTGGACAACTTACTTCATTTAAAATTGCCTCACCTTCTACTTCAATTGTAGTTGCTCTACCGCCAAAAGAATTAGTTCTTGAATCATTATCTAATAAAGATTTAATTTCATTCTCAATTCCTGTGTAATCTATAATCGCCATTATTTTAACCTCTTGTTAAATTCTTTTGATATATCAAGTCTAAGTCGTTCTAAGGTGTCAAAATCAACATTTGCTGCATCAGGCATAAATGGTCTAGCTGGTTGAGCTCTAACTCCAAATAGTTGTGCTTGAGTTTTTAATCCTTTACCACCAGTTCTTACACCACCTACTGAGCCATCGTTAAACCATTCAGCATATGTTAATAAGTGCTGCATATCTAATGTAGTTGCTGTCTTTGTGCTTTTAAGTTTCATTTTAAACCTAGAATTGTTTGCAAATTTACCAGGTATTGAATTCAACATAAGCCCAGAGAGTATTCCAATGTCTCCTTCAGTGTTTACAAACTCTTGATATCTAGGAGATAGCTTTGCCCAAGGTTCTCCTTCAGGACTTGATTTTGTTCTAAAACTTCTTCTTATCTCTTGAAGAATTTCTTCAGAAGCTTGCCTTATTAACCTTCTTCTAGTTTTCACTCCAAATGCCTTATCAAGCCTATTTACTCGACTGGTAATCTGATTTAGGTCATATACAGTTCTTAGCATTAGTATAGAGCTGGGTTGTAATCTTCATTATCTACAGCATCTAGCTCATCATCAAGCCTATCAGAATCAATCTGCTGAAGTGTAGAGTTAAGCATAGTGAATGTAGGATTGTAATTCATTGTGTTTGAGAAGATAGTATCGCCTGCATTATAAGTAATTAGCTCAAGCGAATTATTGTATATCCCGATTTCTCCTGTATTGATTTTATTTAAATAATCCATGACCTGCTCTCTTCTTGCAGCAACCCATGAATTTTCACTTCCAATTTCTTGAGTAAAGAATCTTTCTAATATTTTAACAAGAGAGTATTCTGTTGCGATAGATTCTACAATCGGTGCTCCGTTTGTAAAAGGTAAAGTATAGTTGTTAATCAAATAACCATTAATTTCATTTTCCGCCTGGTCTATAAAAAAGCTAACAGATGATGAAGTAACAGTTGAAAGACTTCCCACTCTCGGATAGAGATTATATACATTATCTACAGTTGTGTAACTAGGCATAAAGTTATTATACAAGTAAAAGCGAAGCTTTCGCAAATTTTTTTTGAACTATACTTGACATAATTAAATTACTATTTTAGTTTTTTCTATATGAAGTTTCCTAAGAGCCCTTTCCCCAAAATCGAAGTCTGGTGGCTAGACCCACAATCGCACTCGGAATGGACAGAACTATCCAACAAGGAGCTAGAAGAACCAGCTTTATGCCACACCATAGGATTCCTTGTGCATAAAACGAAAGAGCGAATAGTGATTGCTTCAGACTTAGCTTATGGTGACCATAAACAGGTTGATTCTTACGGGAGTGCGATAACCATACCTGTTTCCATAATTCTTTCCTCATCTATTAAATTATAACCTATAGTGGACAAAAATAAATAGGGGGGCACATTGTGTGTCAAGATTGTAGTAAAATTCACCTGTTGCAGTTATGATAGATTAGATATATAATATATATATAAAGTTTTTAAATTTGAGGTGAATTTATTAGAAACAGATACAACCCACTTAGGAAGTGAAGATACGGCAGTAGAGGTGCGACTATACCCATAAACTGAGAGCCTGTGTTACCTTAACCCGAAAGCATTATCATCCGTAAAGGAGCTTAGGGGGTGCATTATGGAGAAAGAAAAAGCCATTATTAAGATAAATAGTTAACATTATCATTATTAAATCACGGAGGCATTTATTATGCATACATTACGAAAACACAATACAACATTATCAAAGCCAGTCTCTATTGAATGGGAATTTAAGAGTAGAGATGGTTTTTATAATCTCAAGGATATCATTAATACTAGATATCCAGAACTAAACTTTGAGACTGAGCATGGTCACAATCACTATGAGTTGAATCTTAGGCATTACTTACCGCTTAACCAATCAATTCAATTCTGGACTGACTTTGTCAATCAAGTTGATTGGCATACTCGACTTGATGAACAGTGTGGGATGCATGTTCATGTTGACATGGCTGACAAGACACCCATCCAGATAGCTAACTTAATCACAAGTTTCTATGAATTTCAGAATGTCATACAGTTAGGCATTCCTCGAACTAGATGGGAATCGAATGTAAACTGCAAAGAAGTAAGAAGAGAAAATGCAGAGTTTGCTTACGAACATGCTAAGAAGTGGCAACGAGGCGAGATAGACAGAGAGACTTTCATCAGTCGCATCAGCGGATGGAAATTCTACGGACTCTCTACCAATCAGCTGGAACACTACGGCACAATCGAGTGGCGATGGTTTGGAACTACAAAGGTTGCTAGTAAGCTCTTTCAAAGGGTCATGTTAGCGGTAAACCTAACAGAATACTGGTCAAGACCAACAACGAAACTCTTCAAGGTAACATCTGAGTCACCAAGAATGAGGGTCAGAAAATCTGGAGCGGTTGAGAAATCAAAGGGCAACAGATACAGTAAAGGCGAACCTAAGAATCTACACTGGAGCTGGAGGCAAGTATTCGAATACGGAAGTGAGAATCTAGGACAGGCGAAGATGTGGGAAGCTGACTGCATCAGACTAGCCAATCACAACATCGAGAGAGTTGACCTCGAGGGAATAGTCAACGAAATCAAAACAAGATATGGGAAGGCGGGGGCTTGACCCCCTCCCCCAGAGGAGAACAAAATGAGAAAACAAGAATACTGTAAAGTAATAACACAATGGGAGATAGATAATTGGATATCTCAATCCCAAGCAGGAAGATTAAGACATTGGATAAAGAACACGGATGTAACCAAGTTTACCGATACTTCTTATGAGTTTTTCAAAGAGTTAAGAGAAGCTCATGAACATCATGTGCAGGAGGTGCTAAACAATGCAGAATAGTATATCTCGAGAGATTAGAAGGTTACGATTCGAGGTGCTATCGAAAAGAAGAGTGGAGAAGCTGCGAAAGCAGCTCTCCCTCATCATGAACTTCACCATGCCATCATCGTATGATGTAACCGACAAAGACCTACTTAAACTATCCGCCACCCTTAAAGAAATGGTTGATGAGACTACCACAGTCTTAGAAGCCAGAGCCACACACTTACAAGCCCGAAATAAAGCCAAATAAAGCCCATATAAGCCCTGCCCCTCAATCCCGAGGGGTACGGGTTACCCTTAACATTACAATCGCTTATTCAAGAACTTAGTGCCTTACCGATATCTCGGCAATTTTTGTACTAACTTTTTTTTATGTACTTTATAAGCAGTACGAGTTTAAATTGTGTACTGTATCGATAAAGTACAGGTTCAGTAGGTTGTACTGTATATGTAGTACAGGTTTAGATATGTGTACTTTAATTGTGCAGTACAGACTTCTAGAGCCGTACTGTAGATTTAGTACGGTAATTTTATTATTTAATTTTTATTGCTTTGTGTACTGTACGGATGCAGTACATTACTTAATTTTATTGTTTTTATTTTTATTGTGTACTGTAAGTTCAGTACATAGGTAGCACGGAAGCTGGGATATATGCCCTGTGTACTGTATACATAGAGTACAGTAGAGTGTGCTTCTAGTTATTTGTACTTTTATTGCAGTACATAGCTAATAATTACATTTGTCAGATACTTTAGGTACTGTAAACCTCATTTTTTGTATCTAAGAAGCTAGGTTCATTCAATTTTTTACAGTACGAGAGAGGAAATTGTATATATATTTTATGTTTTCTGTACTCTAAACTGTCATATTTGTTAATTTACTTTCATAATTCTTTAATAATATAGCTTATTTACCTAGTTACAGTACATATAGTCTTTTAGTACCACCTGTTTACATTTCATACTGTTTCTCCTTATTCGCGGTCTTTTAGTGTACTTTATATAGACTTTTGGATTACTTAGGGGGGCAATGGTTTAGTTCTTGTTTTCTAGCGGGGTTTTTTCTGTTGTAAATGTTTAAAGTATCGGGCGGAAGCTGGAAAACTCCCGCCGATTTGTCGGGATATGTTAGGATTGATTAAAATTAGCTAGTCTTTCTTTTCTTAGTTCTTCGTTCTCTTCCTGATATCTTTTGAAATCTTCGTTGAAGTCTTCCCAATAATGCTCGGCAAGTTCGTAAAAATTAATCTTTCCAATTGCACCGCCTAGCAAATCAGACAACAAGCCAACTTCTAGCACATCCTCTCGCAGTTCCTCAACCATGCTTTCAAGTAGTAAACTTAATTCGTATACCTGCTTATCATCATAATGTATTGAAACCTCGCGGATTAGTTCCGCCTTCCTTTCGGCTAAATACTGGTCATTATCTATCCAGATATTTAAACACCATGTTTCGTAGTTAGTCCATCCGTTGTATCTTTCGTGTTCGCTCATAAAGCCTCCCTTTAATCATCTGATATAAACATTCCAGCTACCAAGAGTAAAGCAAAATAAACCCACCCTAAAAAAAGCCACCATGTTACAACACATAGCCAATAATTGAAATGTAAAAAAATGGTTATCAGACCATTAAATAATGTTTTAATCATATAGTATGATAACAAATATATATACATCTGTCAACCATCTTATAAAAAAATATTTAGTGTACTGTAAGTGTATATAAGGTTTATGTACTGCAAAGTGTGTAGATAGTTACGGCGATTCCGTAAAACATAAGTCCGAAACAAATACACCATAATATATCAATATACGAGATATTGTTATTGTTATTATTGTTATTGTTAGAACGGGATTGTTTCATTCCAATAAAATAATCCTTTTGGTTTTGTATTGTCGATGCTAAATTGTCTAGCTCCCGTAAGCTGTCCTTGCGGTAACTTTGCAAAGTAGTAACCTTCAACTAAACAATTGTAATAATGATTACTAGGCTCGGAATAATCATCGCTGTTCATCTTGTATATCATTACATTGTTAATGACTTTTTTGTTGTATAGGACATCGGTATATAGCTTTCCGTAAAGATTTGGATAACCTTCTAACCTATCTAATGCCTTTTCATCTTCATCGGATATCAACCACAATGCACCATGTAATGTTGCATCCTCTGCCTTCTCAAAGTCTGCTACACTTCTAAATGCAAGTCTATAACCTTTGATTTTGCCTTTGCCGATAAACTCAGCATCGGGGCATCTTGCCGACATCTCGGCATCATTAGTATTCATGCCGTATGCAAAATATAATTTCTTTGTGTTCATAAATTTTTACCTCTTTATTATATTATCATTTTTATATACTTCTGTCAAGTAAGAGGAGGTGGGGAAGGCAATAACCAGAGACCTTCCCCTGCATACACTAATCAAAAACAGGCAATTTGAGCGAGGAGGTTGCCTGCAGGGATACAATACCGATTAGTGTCTTAATTCTTTTCTTCTTTATGTAATCTGTTAATTGTATTAGCAGATTGCTCAAGCACATCGAAAAACAGTTCCTCTGTGATATTGCTTCTTACTTTGTCTAAGCAAAGTTCCAAGAAAATCATGTACCACATTGGCTCTGGCATATCATAATCCATTTGTATTAGCTTTAATTGCTCTTGAATCTTTACCAAGTGCTCTTCTTTAACTGCCATAACTTTTTCGTATTCTTCCTTAACACTTTCCATTTCTTAACATCTCCTCAAGAATATCTATCTTCTTCTCTAACAAGTCTACCCTATTTCGCTCAAGGTTTACTTTGTCATTTAATGCAAGACATAGTTCTCTTAAGGAACTTATTGTTTCCTGTGCATGATTATGCAAGCCCATGTTCTCTGCAATTGCATCTTTAGCTTTTTTAACAACTTCTAATAATTCAATTTGTTTACTCATTTATACCACACTCCTAAAATGATGTTTGATGTGTATTATCTTGTTTACTCCAAGCAACTTTGCTGTATCGTTTGCAGTTCTGTATACACATTCTTTTTTAAGATAATAGATATCATCATCGCAATTTTCTTTTTGTTTATTGACAATATCTACAACACTAGCACCTGCTTTCAATTCATAAATCTTTAAGCCAACACCATCTTGATAAGTCCAAGTATGATTTTGTGCTGTGTTCTTTTCTTTTAAATCTAGTATTTTATTTAAATCAAATTTATCTTTCATCTTGTGCATTAACTTCCTCCTCACAATCTTCACATCTATAAACATCATCATCTATGACATTGCCATTTTCATCAAATAGTTCTGTTGGTATTCTGTTTATAAAAGTTTCTTTGTTGCAATCTATACATAAATCTTTACTCATTATTCTTCATCCTCCTCAATGCTTGATTTGCATTTACATCAATCAATGCTCTTTCGTAACCTGCGATTCTTTGAATCAGTATTTCGGCTAATTCTTTTCTGCCGTAAATAATCCCATCATCTATGTCTTCACAAGTTTTCTCTGTCAATTCTGTGCTATTGACTTCATCAATCAGATACTCTTTTATATAGTCTAGCAATGCTTCATCCATTAGTCTAAGTCCTCCTCATCTATATCATATTCTCTCCATGAATCATCATCATCCATGAATAAGTCTAGCTCTGCTTCTTTCTTAGCTTCGGCTTCTGACATACCTTCCTCAAGATACTGTTCATATCGCTGTTCTAAAAATCTGTCGTTATAATGATTGCTCATAATCTTTACCTCCGTACATTTATAAGAATATCAAATAGATATATCTTTGTCAACTATTTTGTAAAAAAAGTTTTGCTAATAATGTCAGGGGTTTAGATAAACTCGTTATCGTATTCTTTCTTAATTGCTTTTAATTTGTTATTAACTATTGTATTAAAGTCTTCTTGAGTTTTGAATCTACCAGCTACTTCAACTGTATGCTTTTTGCCCGAAGCATCCTCAAATATTGTTGATGTACTGTAGGCATGACCTAAGTTTAATATTGACATCGCCTCTGAATAAAACTGTATTGCTTCATCCTGATACATATTGTTATCGTTTAAGAATGTTTCATCAAATGCTTTAATTGCATTCTCTGCATACTCTATTGTTTTCGGATTCATTTGCTTATTGTTTTCTTCAAAAGCATAACGAGCCATGTGTACCCAATCTCTGAGCATCAGGAATTTGCCGAGAAGTCGGTCAGGATACTTTTCTCTGTCTTTAAACATCATGGGTATGTTTCTTTTAAATCTATCTCTTCTTATTGTTTCTGTAAGATATCCTGTATGAGATATTAAAACATCGGAGCATATCATCGAAGCTCCAACTCCTCTGCCCATTGCTATCTCTGGATGTTCGTGAACGAAGCCAAAGAATTTGATTCCTTTATTGTTACGAAACAACCTTATTGGCATATCTACTTTCGGCTCTCCAATCGGGTCAACTGTGTGATGTACTTGTTTTAGGCTATATCCATTGAAAGGATTTCTTCTTAAATATTTTATAAGTTTGCGGTTATCCATCAATCTTTCATCAGCATCTATCCAAAGTATTAACGAGCCACTTGCTTTCTCTATTGTATCGTTTCTAGCTTCATCAAAGCCATGTTCTTTTGGATTCCTAGCTTTTATTATTATTGCTCCATGCTTCTCAGCTATATTGTTTGTGTTATCAGTATTGCCTGTATCGCCAACTATTATCTCGTTAGATATTGCTTTGACTGATTCTAAGCAACCACCAATCTCGTTCTCTTCATCTTTTGTTATGATACAAGTGCTTATTGTTTCTCT